GGTGGCACCATCACCAAAACCAGCGCCGGAACGGGTGGTAACGCCAATACTAGGGACATATGTGTCCAAAATGCTAAATGTAGCAGCAGCGGTTAAAGCAAGTAAAACGATCTCCTCAATATTCAATGAACGTTTAGGAATGGCATATGCAGCAATAGCGACCATTAAACCCTCCACTAAATATTTAATGACTCTCTTGACAAGCTCAGCGATATCAAACATCTATATTAAATAATAAGAAAAAAATATATTGTGCGATAAAAAACTTAAAATAAAAACTACTAAATAATAAAATGGTCGGTCATTCAAAAGAAAAAAACCCTGAAAGTTCAAAGGAATCTCGCGGTTTTGAGAGAAAATTAAATGAGTCTGGTTCTGTTAATCCTAAATACGTTGATGTTTTGGATGAAGACAAGCAAATTGCCGGACAAAAATTTGTTTGTATTTCTTTTATTTCCCCCGAAAAAATTGTTAAAATGAAGGAGTTGTTCTTTTTTGAAGAGTTCCTAAAGAAATGGGAATTTTCAAAGAGTATGGAAAAGTTTATACAGTTTCTAAATTTTGTCAGTTACAAATATAAACTATCATTTGATGATATTCAAAAAGATTTTAAAGAGTTCTTAAATGAAGAACAAGATTTATTAGTAAAAGGTAATATGGAGGACGATTACAAGACCTTCTTGGACCAGAATGAGGAGGAACTTGAGAATGCTTTTAATGTAAAGCATAATTTCCAAACTTCCACTCGTGGAATTAAGATTCGCGGTGCTTACCCTACTATGGAGGAGGCTGAATTGCGATGCAAGATGTTGAGAGAAGTTGACCCTAATCACGATGTATTTGTTGGTCCTGTGGGTATGTGGATGCCTTGGGACCCTGAGGCATACAAGACTGGACGTGTGGAATACATGGAGGAAGAACTAAATCAATTAATGCAAGAGAAGAACAAGAACGAGAATTTTGCCAAGTCTGCATTTGAACAAAGAGTAAAGGAGACAAAGAAGAAGGCTATTGAGGAGAATATTAAATCTGCTGAAAAGACTGGAGCAATTCTTACCCAAAACATTGACGAAGACGGAAATTTGATTGGTATAAGTGGAATTAACACCCAAGAGAGAAAATTTAAGGACCAGGATTCAATTTCTGCTGCCGACATTCGCGCCGAGTTGTTTGATGGCGAGAATATTGTTGTAGGAAAGACTGATAATGGTCAAAGCGAGCTTTTAAGTGGACCTTTTTCCATCAAGGCAAAGGAGGATTAAAACACAAGAAAAAAGCAATAAAAAATAAAAACTATAAAGAATACAATAAGAAGTAAAATATAAAATATAAAATATATTATCTATATATTTTATATTAATGGCAAAAAAAACGTCAGCAAAAAAGCGTTCAACAAAAAGAAAAAACGCTGGTTTTACCATTTTGTCTTTTTAACGCTAATTTTTGGGCCCTGACCACGTTTTTTGGTGTTATTTGGGTCGTATTTCTCGTCTTCCTCATCTGAGTTGATGTCTTTACTTAGGTCCCAGAATTCTTTTGACCCCAGTTTGAAATCATTATGTGAGTCTGCTTTATACCAGAACACTTGTTCATGCAGTCTATTGGACTTTGCGTTGTTATTTATTACTAAGCACTCATAATTTTCAGTGCACTGGTCCATGACCTGGCAAAAAGATTCAAAAGTTGGAAACATTCCTGCATAATTCTCATAGATGCGCTTCCTATTTGCAATGTATGGTTCTCTCAAAATAAAAACATAATCTATGTTGGTTCTCAGTGTGGGTGGAATACCGAGCGGATATTGCATTGTGATGATAAGCATAATTTTCCAATGTCTCATTGGATACCATTCTCCGTTAGGCATTTTCTCCTAGCATCACAGAATCTACGCTTTTTAAATGGGCGCAGCACCCTCTCGGGTGGGATTAGACTATATTTTAAGCCATCATAAACGATGATTAGTCGTTTCAAGCCCACGAGCATTTAGTCGTTGAACTGCCATCATATCCTTATCATAACAGACTTAGATGACTAGCTGCGGGTTATCTCTATTTTATGCCTTTTTACTATACCTTATGTGATTAGCATAAGCCATTATAATATTTCTACTATAATTTAGTAGCATAAACTTAACAAGACGTCTCCGCAATTTGGACGTGTCGCAAATGTGTTATTTCCCTAAACACATTCACTAGCTATTCTTTTGGAATAACTACGGCAAACATTCACCGTTCATGAAAAGTAATCGCATCATTTTATCGCGAGTCCATGTGCCGTCATAGAGACAATCATCAAGAATCACAAAGGCACGCGGGTCAATTGTGCTACGTTTGAATGCCTCCATTTCCTTTTTAATCTGCTTTAAAACTGATTTTTGTCGCTTTAAAATATTCTCAACAATTGCAGTATTGTATTCATTATGAATAAACAACTTCGGCACCATTTTTCCATAAAAACCGTTACCTTCTTCTGTTCCTGCTACAACGACTCCAATTGGAATGTCTTGATGATAATATAATAAATCTCTCACAAGGAAAGACTTTCCTGTGTCACGTCTTCCAATTAAAACTACGACTGGACCTTTAGATTCATTCGGCTTGAAACTAATTGTTTTCATATCAAATTTCTTGAGTTCTAAAGTCATGATATTCTTGTTATTGTTACTTTAGAAAATTGATTCAAAGTAGAATACGCAAATAAGTTATTTATTCTGCAAGTGTATTTGTTTAGCCAAAACTACTAAATATTTTTAAATAAGTTAAAAATAAATATTATTAATATATTATTTAGCTAATGGATAACGATGATCTTAAAATCAACTATGTGAAGAGAAAGAACACAGAGTTGTTTAAATTATTCAAAAAAGAAAATCTTACTTTTCTCTCTGAAGTCCAAAATTATTCTCCTATTTACAATAGATTTTTTCTATTAAATGAAACAAATTTCAACTCTGTTAATTTGAATCACGAATGGTTTTTAACGGATATTAAAAATACTGTATCTTATAACAAGAATTTATATAACTGCACCATTCAAAATTTGCAAACAAATAAAACTAAAAAGAAGAATTTGTTTTTTAAAATGGCTCCATTATTAGACCCTTTTAAATTCTTGATTGGAAAATATAATATCAATGATCCTTCTTTATTTAATTTACCCAAACTAACAACAAATGGAGATATTGGTGCAGTTCATCCAAAATTATTAGATTATAATAATTCAGCCTACGTTGACGGGTTTTTTTCATTTCTCTCAAGCACATTAATTCATAAATATAATTTTGTCAACGGCGTTAATTATTACGGTTCTTTTATCGGAGTTAAAAAAGATTTTAAATTAAACATTATTGACGATTTGGATTATCTTTGCAAGTCCGATTTCTTTAATAAAAATAAAAACGTCGCATTTCAGGTTGATGATTACAGTTTTTTATATGAGGATGAAGAAAACACAAAAAAATTAGTTCCAATTAAAATAGACCATAATATAAGCAATAAATCAACATTGTCTATTAAATCAATTGATAATGCTTTATTTGAAGATATATTTACAGAAGAACATTTAACATTGGAGGATTTAAAAGATAATTCAATTGAATTAATTGACATTTTGAGGTGTGAAACAAACCTTTATGGAGAGACAAAAACTACTACAATTAAATCAAGTTCAACGTGTTCTTCAAGAACTTCACACACATCTGATAATAGTGGACCCAATGATTCTTGCAATAACTGCGATGAAACAACTAACAATGAATCCGAAAATAATGACAACTCTGAAAATACTACAAGTATGAACAGTGAAAGTGAAAGTGGGAGTGAAAGCGAAAGCAATGAATTTTGTGAAGAAGAACGAATTGAAGCAACTATACCCACATTTCCTTTGCAAGTTATTTGTATGGAAAATTGTGACAACACGTTTGACGACCTTATAATTAATAACGATTTGACACAAGAGGAATGGTTTTCTGCACTAATACAAGTTATTATGATTTTAAATACATATCAAAAAGCTTTTTCATTTACTCACAACGATTTACACACAAATAACATTATGTATAATGAAACTGATGAGAAATATATTTATTATTGCTATAGAAAAATCTATTACAAGGTTCCCACTTTTGGACGCATATTTAAAATCATTGACTTTGGTAGAGCCATTTACAAGTTTGATGGAAAATTGTTCTGCAGCGATAGTTTTCAACCTGGTGCTGATGCAGCAACACAATATAACACTGAACCTTATTTCAATGAAAAGAAACCTCGTTTAGAACCAAATTATAGTTTTGATTTATGCCGCTTAGCCTGTTCTATTTTTGATTACATTATTGAGGATTTAGAAATATTGGATGATTATGACAATTGTGACCCAATTGTTAAGCTAATTTTTGATTGGTGTTTAGACGACAGTGGCATCAATATACTTTATAAAAACAATGGTGTTGAGAGATATCCCGATTTTAAATTATATAAAATGATTGCGCGTTGCGTCCATAATCATACACCACAAGCACAGCTGGAACGTCCTGAATTTAAACAGTTTGTTGTAACTAAAAATAAGGTGCCAGATGATAAAATAGTTATAAATATAGACAATATTCCTTCTTTTTCATCTGAAAATGTTTAAAACTCAAATTTATTTTATTTTTATTAAATAAAATGAATTCAGAAACACTAATCCCGAGAGATTATGGATTTATTATAACACGACATGTAAATTCTGAAATTACAAACAAATATTGGAATTTTTGCATTCAATCTATTCGCAGATTTTATCCATTTAAGAAAATTGTTGTAATAGATGATAATAGTAAAAAAGAGTTTTTAAACGCTGAATTTGAATACAAGAATGTTGAATATGTGAATTCGGAGTTTCCAGGAAGAGGAGAGTTGCTGCCATATTTTTATTTTTGCAGAAATGACTATTTTGACAATGCTATTATTATACATGACAGT